AATTCGCGACCGCATTCTTTTCCTAGCGACAGAATTTTATGAATAGCTTTATTGGAAACACCGATCAATGTCAGTAAAACAGCCGAAATATACGATTACTGATGACAAGCTCATTGGCAGCTCGGAAGCAATGCAGGAGATTCTGGATTGCTCCGTGATGATGTTAAGTCACTATCGCAAGGACGGCCTAATCATTCAGCCTGAGCGCGGGAAGTACGATATTGCTGCGAGTATCAAGACGTACATCAAAAGCCTGAAGAACAAATCAGGCGGTGATGACATTGACTTCCACACTGAGAAGGCTCGATTGACTAAGATGCAAGCTGACAAGGCTGAAATGGAAGTGCTTGAGCTGTCAGGCGACCTAGTAAGGGTTGAGGACGTTATCAAAGAGTTTCAATTACAGCTTATGGATATGAAGGGCAAGCTGTTATCCATTCCTTCCAAACTGGCTACCTTGGTCGCAGATATAGATAACCCTGCTGAAGCTGAAGACGTTATCAACACATACATCCGAGAAACCTTACAAGAGCTATCTGAATATGCAGGTAACAGGAGACATCAAGCACAGTCTAGCGAAAGCGATGGCAGTTCTGAGACCGCCACCGAAGCTGACGGTTAGCGAATGGGCTGACAAAGAAAGACGGCTTGATAGTCAATCCAGCGCCGAACCCGGAAGATGGCATACCTCTAGAGCTGAGTATCAGCGCGGAATGATGGATGCCTGTTGCGACCCTAAGAACGTAGAGGTTGTGATTATGTCTGCGGCTCAATTAGGCAAGTCTGAGGCGCTGCTTAACATCATTGGCTACCATATAGACAACGACCCTAGCCCGATTCTTATGCTTCAGCCAAGTCTGGACATGGCGCAGTCATTTTCTAAAGATCGTGTGGCTAATGGATTGCTTGCGTCTACTCCGTGCCTTCAAGACAAGGTAAAATCCCCAAGGTCTCGTGACTCAGGTAATACGACGCTTCACAAGATATTCGCAGGTGGGTCTATTACACTGGTTGGTGCGAACAGCCCATCAGGTCTGGCCTCGCGTCCTATTCGCTTGGTTCTATGTGACGAGGTGGATAGATACCCTACGTCAGCGGGATCAGAGGGCGACCCTATCCAGTTGGCTCGGAAACGTGCGTCAACCTTCTGGAATCGCCGTATCATCATGGTGTCTACGCCCACTAATAAGGGCGCATCTCGGATTGAGGACGCATTTGAGAAGTCAGATCAGAGAAGATATTACGTTCCCTGCCAGCATTGTGGTCATGAGCAGGTGCTAAATTGGTCAAATGTTCAGTGGGTTGACGGTAACCCAGACACAGCCAAGTACCAATGTGAGGAATGCTCTGCGCTTTGGAGTGACTCAGACCGCAGAAAGTCGGTCAAAGAAGGCTCGTGGGTGGCTACAGCGCCATTCAACGGCGTGGCTGGCTTCGCAATATCTGCTTTGTATAGCCCTTGGACACCATTGGCTGAAGGGGTTAGGGACTTTCTGTTAGTGAAGAAGAACCCAGAACAACTGAAGGTGTGGACGAATACTTACCTCGGACAGTCTTGGGAAGATCAAGGAGAGTCCATAGACGAGTACAATCTGTTTGAGCGTCGAGAGTCTTTTGACCAGAAAGTGCCTGAAGAGGTGCTATTCCTTACCGCTGGGGTAGACGTACAAGATGATCGACTAGAGATAAGCATTATCGGTTGGGGTCGAGACGATGAGAGCTGGGTGATAGATCATCATGTCATGTATGGCGACCCATCTACTCCTCACTTATGGACAGCTCTGGATACTCGAATCTTCAATACCTATCCAAGTCATGATGGTAGAGACCTGCCAATAAGGGCTACTGCTATAGATTCGGGCGGTCACTATACGAACAGCGTCTATTCTTACGCCAAAAGAAACGCAGGTCGTAGGGTGTTTGCTATCAAGGGTGTCGGTGGAGAGGGCAGGGCTATAGTCAGCAGACCTTCCAAAAACAACATCGGCAAATGCCCCTTGTTCCCAGTGGGTGTAGATACCACCAAAGACCTGTTATTTGCTCGGTTACGGATAGCAGATGAAGGGGCTGGTTTTATTCACTTCTCAGATGTGTTGAATGAGGAATACTTCAAGCAGCTCACGGCTGAGAAGATTGTCACCAGATACCATAAGGGCTTTAAGAAAAGAGTCTTTCACAAGACCAGACCTCGCAACGAAGCGTTGGACTGTTTTGTGTATGCAATAGCGGCGTATGCTATACTTGGCATCAATGTCAATGCCTTAGCAGACAAGAGGTCTAATGTAGAGGTTGTAGAACCTCCTAAGACTTTAAATCGGCAACCGTTTGTCCCTAGTTCGGGGCGCGGTTTTATCAATTCTTGGCGATAGGGACAGCCTATGTCTAATCTGTTTGATGCAACGCAAGCGCCTGAAGGTGAGCCGCTACAGATCGTTGCAGGGGACTTTGTGCAATGGAAGGTCTCAAATCTAGTAGATGATTATCCCACAGATAGTTATACGCTGGTTTACACTGCTAGGATATCTGGCGCTAGGGACGAATTCCAACTTACCGCTACTGGTCAGTCTACTCATTATCTAATTACGGCATCGTCTACTGGCAGCTACACTGCTGGCACTTATGATTGGCAGCAAGAAATTGTTCGCAATTCTGATGCGGCTCGTATTACGTTAAAGCGCGGCTCATGGAAAGTGCTTGCTGATCTTGATAATGCTGGCAGTGACCTCCGTAGCCATGCGGCTTTAATGGTCAGTAAGATTCAAAGCATCTTAGAAGGCAAAGCTGACTCTGATGTTGCGTCCTATTCAATTGCAGGTAGGTCACTGTCCAAAATGAGCTTTCAAGAGCTTACGGACGCAAGAGATTACTATCGAGCCGAATTTACTAAAGAGCAAGCCGCTGAGAATGCCAGAAATGGCAGGAAAGGCGCTTCTACGATTCAGGTGAGGTTTTAGATGGCGATTTTCGACATTTTCACGAAAAAAGCAAAGCCTGAACCAAAGCCGTTTAAACGTGCCTATGCTTCAGCTAATGCAGGTCGTTTGTTTGCTGACTTCAAATCTTCTGAACGCTCAGCAGATTCCGAATTAAGTCCAGTTCTCAAGGTTATCAGATCACGATCTAGGGATTTAGTACGCAATAACCAGTACGCAAAACGCTATATCAACCTGCTTAAGACCAACGTGGTTGGCGGCAAGGGGTTTAGCTTGCAGGTTAAGGCGCTAGATACGGTGGGTAAGCTCGATGAAACTGGCAATTCTGCGGTTGAAACTGCGTTTCTGCAATGGGCAAAGCTCGGCAATCCTACCGTAGACGGTCGAATAAGTTGGGTTGATGCTCAAAAGCTATGCTTGGAAGCGCTGGCGCGTGATGGCGAAGTGTTTATTGTGAAGCATCGTGGCAACAGCTTTAAAGACTCGTTTGCTATTGAGTTCATCGAAGCAGATCAGGTAGATGAAACTAAAAACGAGAAGCTGAGTAACGGCAATGAGATTCGCATGGGTATTGAGCTGAACCAGTTCAAGAAGCCGATTGCGTATCACTTTTTGTCGTATCATCCCGGAGATTACGATTTCACTACGATGAGTGTCGCTAAGAAGACGATTCGCATAGAGGCTGAGAAAGTCATCCATGTGTTTATGCCTTTACGCTCTGGTCAGACTCGTGGCGAGCCGTGGATGTCTCCTGCGATGGCGGGATTAAAACAATTGGGCGCATACATTGAAGCTGCATTAGTCGCAGCGCGTGTTGGTGCTAGTAAGATGGGCTTCTTTACAAGTCCAGCGGGTGATGGTTTTGTGGCTGACGATCTAGATGGGCAAGTGCCTATCATGGATGCAGAGCCTGGTACTTTTCATCAGCTTCCAAATGGCGTGGATTTCACAGCGTTTGACCCCAGTAATCCTAATAATGAGTTTGAGGGCTTCCATAAGTCCGTCCTTAAATCTATCGCATCTGCGTTAGGGGTTAGTTACACCTCATTATCTAACGACCTTGAAGCCACTAGCTACTCTAGTATTCGCCAAGGCGCACTAGAAGAACGCGACTTTTACCGAGATGTGCAGCATTTCATGATTCAGCATTTTGTACAGCCTATCTTTGAAAGCTGGCTAGAAAGTGCAATGGAGATGAACACTTTCGGTATTCCGACTCGTCAATATATTAGATTCTCATCTGCTGCCGAGTTTAGAGGGAAGGGTTGGTCATGGATTGATCCGTTAAAAGAAATGAATGCCTCGGTCTTAGGACTTAAAAGCGGAATCTTATCTATTCAGGATGTCGCTAGTCAGTACGGTAAAGACGCTGAAGAGCTTATGTCTCAGATTGCACGAGACAAGATGATGGCAGAACAGTTTGGCGTTAAGTACGCACTAGAGCCTTATGGCGCTCAGTTCATGCCTGTCATGCCATATATTGACGAAGAAACAGGCGAGACCTTATCAGTCATGCAGCCTAGCGCTGCTAGTCCATCTGCTGACAAGCCGTCTCCAAAGGCTGAAGATCAAGGCATTCAATCGCCAGATAAACTCATGAACGGAGCGCAAGTTGCTTCTATTATTGAAGTAGTGACCGCTTATGGTGTTGGAACACTTAGCCAAGAGTCAGCTATCGAAATACTGATAGTTGGTTTTGGTGTTGCTGAAGATAAAGCTAAAAAGATTGTTTCTGGCGCAGGGGCTGCGGCCTCTGAAAGTTAAAGGGATTGCTCCTATGATATACTGCATCACATTGCTGAAGAGGATTCAGAGATGACTGAAATCACAATTGAAGATAACGTCGAAGAAACTGTAGACGAGACTGTAGCGCAAGTCAGCGAGAATATCGTTGAAGAGCGAGCAGAGGAAATCGTTGAAGAGCGTAAAGCTACTGTTGAAGTAGTGCATCGCGCTATGTCTTTAGACGCATCGCCTATCAATGAAGATAAGCGAACAGTACAAATTGCCATTTCATCCGAAGAGCCTGTGGTCAGGTCATTCGGTAATGAAGTGCTAGAACACACAGCCGAGGCGATTGATTTATCATTCCTCGCTTCAGGCAGAGCGCCACTGTTGCTGGATCATGACCCAGAGAAACAGATAGGCGTAATAGAATCGGTAGACCTTGATGGCTCGGCTCGTAGACTGCGAGCGACTGTACGCTTTGGAAAAGGCGCACTTGCTAGAGAGGCGTTCGATGATGTGCTAGACGGTATCAGAGCTAACATTAGCGTTGGTTACTCAATTAGCAAAATGCAAAAAGACACCAGAGACGGCGAAACGTATATCGCCAAATCTTGGATGCCTATGGAAGCAAGTTTAGTATCAATTCCCGCTGATGTGACAGTTGGCGTGGGTAGATCAAGCGAGCAGCCAAAACAACCCGAAATCGTAACTTATGTAGAGGACAAAACTATGTCTGAAGTAGATATCGTGGCAGTCGAAGCTAACGCTCGCCAATCTGCCCAAAAGAATGCAGCTCAAATCATTGAGTTGGGATCGCGTCACGCTGAGAATGAAATGGCTCAAAAAGCTATTTCTGAAGGCACATCAATCGAAGAGTTCCGTGGTCAACTGCTTGAGAAAGTCGGTAGCCAACGCGCTCTAGAAGATCAGTCCATCGGCATGACTAAGAAAGACGTTCAGCGCTTTTCAATGGTTCGTGCGATTCACGCTCTTGCTAATCCAACTGATCGTCGCGCTCAAGAAGCTGCTGCGTTTGAGTTCGAGGCATCACGAGCTGCTGCCGAGCAGTATGGTCGTTCGGCTCAGGGCATTATGCTACCTGCTGAAGTAATGGCTAACTGGAAGCGTGATCTAACTGCTGGCACAGCAAACGCTGCTGGCGACTTGATCGGTGACGATTTCCGAGCTGGTGACTTCATTGACGTACTACGCAACGCTTCAAGCGTAATGCAAGCTGGCGCTACAATGCTTGGCGGTCTTTCTGGTGATGTTAAAATCCCTAAGAAAACTGTTGCTGCTACTGCTGCTTGGATTGCTACTGAAGGTGGTGCTGCGACTGAGAGCCAAATGACTGTAGGTCAAGTCTCTATGACACCTAAGACTTTGGGTGCATTTACTGACGTAACTCGTCAGCTCTTGATTCAAGGTTCATTGGATGTTGAGGCTCTTATTCGCAACGACCTTACGTCTGCAATGGCATTGACTATTGATAAGGCTGGCCTAGAAGGAGCAGGTACAAGCGGTGCGCCAACTGGTATCTTAGCTACGAGTGGTGTTAACCAAGTGACTAACTTTGCGGCAGCTACTCCTACGTTTGCGGAAGTCGTAAGCCTAGAGACAGCTATTGCTGAAGATAACGCGCTTGCTGGCAATCTGTCTTACATCCTCCCTGCGAGTATGTACGGCGCGTTGAAGACAACTGAGAAAGCCACTGGCACAGCTCAGTTCGTTGCAGACGGAAATACCATGAACGGCTACCGCTCAATCGTTTCTAACCAAGCGACTGCTGGTAATCTGTACTTTGGTAACTTCTCTGATCTATTGATCGGAATGTTTGGCGGTCTTGATATCGTTGTTGATCCTTACACAGCATCAACTACAGGTACTATCCGAGTCGTTGCACTGCAATCAGTTGACGTAGCAGTACGTCACGCGCAGAGCTTCGCTTTCGGTAACGATGGCTAGTCAGCAATACCCTGAATGGGAGCGGGTTTCGGCTCGCTCCCTTTCTTTAGGAGCATCTATGAAATACGAAGTAATGAAAGGTTGCATCATTGATCGCGTATCTCGGAAGAAGGGTGATGTGATTGAAGTAACTGAAGGCGTAAAAGTGCTGCTAGGCATGGGTCGTATTATCCCAGCCAGTGAGCCACAAATTCCGGTGAATCGTTCTGTAGGTCTTGAGACCTCTGAGGACGCACCAAAGCGTAGAGGACGACAAGCCAAGTCATGACAGTAGAGACGGCGGCAGACAGAGCTTTTATGTTGGCTGATTTTGGTGTTGAGGCAATCTTCGACACACCAGATTCTTCGCATAAGACCATTAAAGGCGTGTTTGATAACGACTATGAAGCTGTCAATGCTGGCGGGTCTATGGACTTTGCGATCACTCGCCCACGGTTTTATTGCCGTGCGGCTGATGTGTTAGATGTAGAAGAAGGCGACGACCTAGAAATAGATAAGGTCTCGTATAAGATTCGTGTTGTCATGCCTGATGGTACTGGAATGACCGAGTTGCTGCTGGAGAAACAATGAGCCACGTTCGCAAGCTAATACGCGACAATGTTGTGACGACCTTAACAGGGCTATCTACAACAGGTTCTAAGATTTACAGGTCTCGCGTGTATCCTCTGGCTGCTAACAAATTGCCCGGATTAACCATTTACACGAAGTCTGACGCTAGTGAATACGCCACCAATGTAAGACCTAGAACTTTGTTACGCACTATGACCGTCTCAGTTGAGGCGTATGTTCAGGCAAAAGCAGATTATGATTCAGCGCTTGATACAATCTCTGCTGAGATCGAGGCTGCATTAGCTGTAGATGTGACTAGAGGCGGCTATGCGAAAGACACTAGAATCATTGCTTTCGATGCAGATTACAGCGGTGATGGAGATATTCCAGTAGCGTCTGCTGTGTTTACGGTCGAAGTGCTATATTCAACGCTTGAGAATGATGCGGAGATCGCAAAATGAAGCGCATAACAGTATATAATCGTGATGATAAACTTACCATTTGGGAAGATCAGCGCGATATAATGGCAATTCGCGGTTGGCATGAAGAAGCGCCAGCGGCTGAAGTGGTGGAAGTAATTGAAGAATTTATTGATGAGGATGAAGACTAATGGCTACGCATACTGGTAACGAAGGTACAATCAAGGTCGGCACTAATGCAGTAGCCGAGGTTCGCTCATACAGCATCGAAGAGTCAGGTGACACGGTAGAAGATACCGTCATGGGTGATAGCTATCGCAGCTTTAAGCCTAGCCTGAAGTCTTGGACAGCAAGCGCAGATGTCTATATTGATGAGACTGACACAACTGGTCAGGGCGCATTGACTGTAGGCTCAGAAGTAACGCTCAACGTGTATTACGAAGGCGAGACTGCTGGTGATACCTATAAGACAGGCAGCGCGATTGTCACTGCTAATAGCCTCAATGCTACAACTGATGGAATGCTAGAAGGTTCAATCAGCTTGCAAGGCACTGGCGCACTGACCACTGACACGGTAGCTTAACTATGAGCGTATTGGATAAGGCTAAAAAGCACTACACCAATATAATCAATCAAGAGCCTATCAAAGTAGAAGTCCCTGAGTGGGACTCTACTGTCTACGCTAAACCGTCATTATCGCTGGCTAAGTTAGGCGAAATAATGGAGCTGTCTAACGATGGCAAAAGCGCAGAAGCTATGGTCATGACGCTGATCTATCGCCTGATTGACGAAGAGGGAAACCCTATCTTCAGAAAGGCAGAGAAAGGCGAGCTTCTGCGCCAAGTCGATCCTGATGTACTGTCTAGAATTATCACTACGATCAGTGATAACACTATGACAGATGAGGAAGTGACAAAAAACTAACGACCGACAACGATCTGTACTTCTGTTATATGCTGGCAGAGGTTCTCCATAAGACAGTCGCAGAGATTATGGAAATGAGCGTTGTCGAGTATCAAGGTTGGCGATCCTACTTCGAGATAAAAAATGGCAACAGAAAACGTTAAAATAGTCATCTCGGCATTAGATCGAACCACCAGAGCATTCAAGTCTGTTAGGTCTAATCTTAAAGCGATCAGCGCTGCTGGCGCTACAATGGCAAAAGGAGTTGCAACTGCTGCGGCTGCTGCAACTGCTGCTGTTGTCGCTATGGGTTACGCGCTGTCCAAGCAAGTCCAGAAAGTAGACGACTTAGCAAAGACAGCTCAAAAGCTCGGCACTACCGTATCTACCCTCCAAGAACTGCAATACGCAGCAGACATTAGCGGCGTAGCTGCTGAAACCCTAAATATGGCAATGCAGCGCTTGACTAGGCGTGTGTCAGAAGCGTCTATGGGTTTTGGTGAGGCGAAAGGCGCTCTTAAAGAGTTAGGCATTAATGCTGCCAAATTAAACAAACTGCCTCTTGATAAAAAGATGGAAGTTTTAGCAGACGCTTTTGAAGGTGTAGCTAGTGACGGTGACAAAGTTCGTCTAGCCATGAAGCTGTTTGATTCAGAGGGTGTAGCGTTAGTGAATACGCTAAACCTTGGTTCTGAAGGTCTTAGGGAGATGTCTGCCGAGGCTAAAAGTTTAGGTCTTTCTATTAGCGAGGTTGACGCTAAACGCTTTGAAGAGATGAACGACGGCATCACCAGAATGAAAACTGCTGGCTCTGCTGCTGTCACGATATTCACAGCCGAGCTATTACCTTTGATTCATGGCATCTTTACTGGTTTCAATGATGCTGGTTATGGTGCGAAAAACTTTGAAAAAATAGCCATCAACGCTGCTCATTCAGTTCTGTCTTCTTTCTCTTTCTTGTTAGATGCAATTCATAGCGTCAAGATTGGTTTTGCGGCGTTAAATGAATTTATTCAAACTGGCTTTATGGGTGTCATCATGGGGCTAAAAGTTCCATTAGATGCATTGATTGGTACTTATAATACTATCGCTGGAGTTTTAGGGTTAAAAATTCTTGAAAATCCTTTAGCAGATAATATGCTTGCCGCTTATGAGGCATCGGAAAAAGCAAGGGAATCTTTGGCGGCGTTACGCGCAGAGACTCTGCCGTCAGATAAAATTAAACAATATCTAGCAGACTATGAGTCGGCTGGTAAAAACACAACTGATATCACTGAAGGAATGACAAACGCCACTAAAAAACTGACATTCTTTCAGGAGCTACAAGCCTTTGGGCAACGAGAGCAGAGCAAACTAGCACAGAGTGAAGCGGTAGAAATTACTAATGCGTTTGCCAAGCAGACAGCCGGTATTGCAGCGTACTCAAAGAAAGGCTTTGCAATAGATAAAGGCATGAAAATAGCTCAAGCGGTAATGAATACTTACCAAGGCGCAACCTTAGCTTTAGCGAATTATCCCGGCCCGATAGGTGTTGCAATGGCGGCGATGACTGTAGCTTCTGGTATGGCTAACGTGGCGGCGATTAAGGCTCAAAAGTTCCAAGCCTCTTTCGAGGGTGGTGGCTTTACAGGCATGGGTGCGCGAGTTGGTGGTGTAGATGGCAAGGGTGGATTCCCCGCGATTCTCCATCCTAATGAAACCGTTGTTGACCATACCAAAGGTCAGGGCATGGGTACTAATGTCAATATTACTATTCAAGCCAATGACACTAAGGGCTTCGATGAGCTGCTGTACAAGCGCAGGGGTCAGTTGGTTAACATCATTAATCAGGCTATCAACAATCGCGGTAGGGCATCACTAGCATGAGCGGAACATACCCAACATCGCCAGTATTCAACTCCGTAAACTTTACGAGCGAGTTTTTTAATCTAAGCTCGCAGACCATCTCTGGCAGAACACAGGTCAGGAATATCGGCGGTCAGCGCTTTACGTTCACTGCTGCTTATCCTGCAATGACTAGAGCAGAGTTCTCGCCAGTACAAGGGTTCTTGATGGCGCAACGTGGAATGGCTGAGACGTTCACTATCGTTTTACCAGAGGTTTCTAGCTCTTCTGGAAGCGTTGTAGGAACGATCTTGGCTGGGGCTGCTGCTAGTATAGGTGACACTTCTATCGCCTTAGACGGCTTCACAGGAACTCTGAAAGCAGGTGATGTGTTTAAGTTTGCCAATCACAACAAAGTCTATATGGCGACAGCCGATTTAGCGGGTGCTGGCACATTGAGCTTTCAGCCAGCGTTAGTGGCTTCTGTCTTGGATAATGAGATACTGACACACGATGACGTACCTTTTACCGTACGCCTTAATAATGATGTGCAGGAATACGGCATCTCTACTGATTTAACGTATTCGTATGAAGTTGATTTCATTGAGGCTATATGAGCAGAATCATAAATGCAGCAACTATCGCTGCGTTGAACAGCGACAACATGAACATGGCTACCCTTGTTCAGATGGATTTTTCTACTCCTATCAAGTTGACCGATTGGGCTAGGGACGTTGTAGCGCTTAGCACCACCTTTGACAGCAGCGCCGATATTCTTGAGCTTGATGAGTTCAGCGAAAGCTCTGAGCTGCAAGTGAATTCCTCAACCCTGACTTTTTCCGGTGTCAGCCAGACCTTTACAGCCTTGTTTCTAACTAATAATTACATGGATGTTAGAACGCGAGTATGGAAGGCTGTGTTAACGAATGCAGATGTTGTTATCGGAGAGCCTATTTTGGTTTTTGACGGTCGCATTACTGGGTACGGATTTACAGACACTGATAGCACCAGCACTGTGACAATAGGCGTCGCAAGTCATTGGAAAGATTTCAATTTGCACAACGGCAGAAAGACCAACCACAATACGCAGCAACAATATTTCCCCGGAGACAAAGGTTTTGAGTTTGCCGCAGAGACAAATAAAGAAATTAAGTGGGGTAAATAGTAATGCCATTTCCATTATTTGCTGTATTAACTGCTGTCTTTATGGTGGCAACTGGCACGGTCTCTTACCTAGCGGCGCGTAAGGCTCAGAAAGCGGCAAAGCGAAATAATGACGAGCAGAGTGGCGTACTCGTCAACAAAGAATCCAATATTGAGCAAATCCCTGTCATCTATGGTGAGCGGCGCGTTGGCGGTGTTCGTGTCTTTGTATCGACTGATGGTGTCTACAAGACTGTTGGCGGGAACACCAATTGGTACTCAGGCTATCACCCAGACACTGAAGTTTATGACGATGTAACTGGGACTCCGACAAACGACTACTTGTACATAGCTCTAGTGTTAGCCGAAGGGGAAGTAGAAAGCGTTACTGATCTATATCTTGATGACTTGCCGTCTACGGACGCTAAGTATTCAGGCTTGGTAAGCTGGAACGTATATCTAGGAACTGATAACCAGACGATGCCTGATACCGCATTGCTTCGCGAGGCTAATGAGTTCTGGACGGCTGACCATAGATTGCGTGGTGTGGCATTTATAGGGGTGCGTTTAACGTGGGATGAAGAAGCATTTGCTGGCGTCCCTGATATTACAGCGGTAGTCAAAGGCCGAAAACTATATGACCCGCGCACAACTACTACTGTTTGGTCTGATAACCCTGCTCTGTGTATTCGTGACTACCTCACCAATACGCGATACGGCAAAGGCTTACCAGTTAGCGCCATTGACGATGTGGCAATAGCTGCCGCTGCCAACGCTTGCGATGAGTCAGTGACTCTGTACGATGGTGGCGGTTCTGGCAAGTTGTTTACTACCAATGTCGTGCTTGATACTTCTAAAAGCCTGTTTGATAACCTTAATATCTTATTACTAGGATGCCGTGGCTTCCTGCCGTACTCGCAGGGTCAATATCGCCTTAAGATAGATGGATCGCGCAGCAGTGAGTTTACGTTCACTACTGATACGATTATTGGTGGCATTGCCATTAAGGGCGAGAGTAAGGAAGACAAGTTTAATCGAGTGACGGTAAAGTTCCCTAATCCTGATGCTAACTGGCAACCTGATACTGCGATCTGGCCTCCTGCGGGGTCAACTGAAGAGACTACTTATCTAGCAGAAGATGGTGGTGTCTTACTCCATGAAGAGATCGAACTAGACGCAATCACCAATTACTACCAAGCCAGAGACCTCGCTAGGGTTATCTTGCTGCGGTCTCGTAATGCGATCACCTGCGCTATTAAGACAACCTCAGAGGCTCTACAGCTTGAGGTTGCAGATGTTGTGTCTATTACGCATCCAACTCCGGGCTGGACAGCCAAGCCTTTCCAAGTCGTAGGTATGCAGCTTGCCGAGGACGGCACAGTAGATCTAGCTCTGCTTGAATATGATTCGACTATCTATACATGGGAGGAAGGTACTGAGCAGACAGCTTACCCAGATACCAGCTTGCCTGATCCGTTTACTGTAGGCACGGTCTCCAATATTACTATCACTGAGACTACGACCCTTGGTGAAGATGGCACGGTCATACCTACTGGCTTTATTCAATGGGATGCGTCCTACGATAATCTGGTCAATAATTACGAACTACAGTACAAGCTGACAAGCGAAGCCGACTCTGAGTTTAAAAGTCTGTTTAGCAGTCTCAATAAATACGAGTTCTACAATGCTGAAGTAGGGGTCAGTGTTACGATTCGTATCAGAGCGATTAACTCGCTAAATGTAAAAGGTGCATTTACTACCGCTACCTTTACCATCAATGGTGATACGACAGCGCCTAACGCTCCTACTGGCTTAGTCGCTACTGCTGGCATCAAGAACATTCGCTTAGATTGGACTAATCCTTCTGCGAAAGACCTAAAGATCATTGATGTCTACAGGCATACCTCGAACATCTCTGGTTCTGCTTCCAAGATCGCTAGTATCAACAGCGAGTCTTTTGTAGATCAAAATATTGCTGCTGATACTACTTATTACTACTGGCTCAAGGCAGCGGATTATAGCGAAAACGTGTCTGGCTTTTCTGGGGTAGCTTCAGCTTCTGCGACTCTTGTGACTTCGGCAGGTATTGTAGACGGCTCTATTGATGTAGCGAAGTTTGCCAGCTCCATTGAACCTGTAACTCTGGTCACCTCTGTACCTGCCACCAAGTCTACCGAAGTGGTTTACAACACAACGGACAATATTTTATACAGATGGGATGGATCGGCTTATGTTGCTGCAACAGGCGTTACGGACTTCTCACAACTATCAGGCAACGTCACTGCTGCTCAGTTTGCCTCAACTATTGAGCCTGTAAGTCTTGTTGCATCAGTACCTGTTAGCAAGACTACAGAAGTGATTTATAACACTAGCGATAACAAATTATATCGTTGGGATGGTTCCGCTTATGCCGAGGCCACAGGAGCAACAAACTTTTCTGAGTTAAGCGGTAACGTGACTGCCGCTCAGTTTGCGGCAACTATTCAACCTGTGACTCTAGTTACAAGTGTGCCTTTGACGAAAAGCACTGAGACGATATACAACACTACAAACAATACCTTGTACCGATGGGATGGCTCATCGTATGTAACGGTTCAAGGAGCTAGTGATTTCTCTGATCTAACAGGCACAGTACAAACAGCTCAAATTGCAGCAGCGGCTGTCACGGCGACCAAATTAGGCACAGCGGCAGTTGAGGCAGGTAAGATAGCGGCTAACGCAGTCACTACTGACAAGATAGCTGCGCTGGCGGTCAATGCTGACAAGATAGCTTCTAACGCGATTACTACAGCTAAGATTGCTGCCGATGCTGTTACATCCGCTGAGCTTGCAGATAACGCTGCTACCGAAGCTGTCATAGCAACTAATGCCATCACAGCTACAAAAATATTAGACGGAGCTATTGAAACAGCTAAATTAGCAGCAGGAGCAGTAACAGCCGCAAAGATTACAGCAGGTACTATCACAGCTTCTGAAATCGCCTCGGCAACTATAGTCGCGGGAAATATTGCAACTGGCACCATTACAGCAAATCAGATAGCCACAAATACAATTACTGCTAGTCAGATTGCGGCAGGGGCTATCACTGCCACAGAGATACTTACAGGAACAATCACCGCACTGCAAATAGCGGCGAATGCCATTACCGCAAGCGAGATAGCTGCCAACACGATAACAGCTTCTCAAATAGCGGCAGGGACAATATCAGCTACAGAGATAGCCGCAGGTGCTATTACTACCGCCAAACTAGCCGCTCTAGCCATTACTGCTGATAAGATAGCCGCTAACACTATCACAGCAGCCAAGATTGCCACAGGCACTATTACGGCTAATGAGATAGCTTCTAACACCATTACGGCAGGACAAATAGCGGCAGGAGCTATATCAACTAGCGAGTTAGCGGTAGGGGCGGTTGATACCACTAATTTAGCTGATGACGCTATAACAGCAGCAAAGATACTAGACGGATCAATTACGGCAACACTTATTGGCGATGGGCAAATAATTACTTCAAAGCTAGACGCTAATGCAGTAACCGCAGCAAAGATTGCAGCAGGAACAATAACCGCAGATAAGATCGCCGCAGGAACGATTACAGCCACAGAGATAGCTTCTAACACCATTACAGCAGGTCAGATAGCGGCAGGCGCTATTTCCACTAGCGAACTAGCAGTTGGGGCAGTTGGTAGCACTAATATAGCTGATGATGCAATCACAGCAGCAAAGATATTAGATGGTTCAATTACGGCTACATTAATTGGCGATGGTCAAATCATCACATCTAAGCTCGATGCCAATGCAGTGACCGCAGCAAAGATTGCAGCAAATACTATTACTGCAAACGAAATAGCCACAGGCACAATCACGGCAAACGAGATATTAGCGAATACCATCACAGCAGGACAGATAGCAGCGGGGGCTATAACAGCAACAGAAATAGCGGCTGATTCACTATCTGTAGGCAAGCTAATTTCAAATACCTCAAAGACCTATGGTGGTGCTTTAGGAAATAGTTTTCAATTTGAATTTGGAACTAGTACGACTGTAGCAGGATTCACTGGTGCAGGAATCTTAAGAGGCACCAACTCTAACTCATTTGGCGTGGCAGGTTTGGGTAATGGTGACCCTTCTGTCGCTGTGGCGGGTCAGCAATCTTATAATGGAGCTAACTCATTTGGTGCGTTCTTTGCTAATTCCGTTTTCCTTGGCGGCACTACTCACAGGTCTCAAGCAGGACTTTGTAACAATACCAGAGCGGGAATATTTGCAGCGGGAACAAAAGCTGTCTCTTTAGCCAACTCAACTTACGCTGTGGAAGCAACAGGCAACGTATACGTTAATGGAAACATTACTGCTACAGGCACGATCACTCCTTTCACCGGAATGCACGATGGTCTACTGGATGACTCTGTAACGCCTGAGATTGGCGATATTATGGTTGATACTGAAGTGCTAATTAAGCGAGATATATCTAATACCTTATGTCTACAAGCAATCAGCAGTCAGCCGAATCAATCCGCTATCGGCGTGTACTCGGAGATGTCACCTGCAAACTACGTCCCTGTGTCAGCTAGAACTGCTACGCCTGAGAAAGTGTTTGATGAGATTGAAGACATACAGCCTGAGAATTTGCCTACGCGAGACCCGCAATATGATGCGCTGTTCATAGATCGCAACTGTATTATCTTAAACTCTGTTGGAGAAGGGCAGGTCAATGTCTGTGGCGAGGGTGGGGACATTCAAGCTGGCGACTTAATTGTCACTAGCTCTACGCTCGGCAAGGGCATGAAACAGGGAGATGATATAATACGCTCTTACACAGTAGCTAAGGCTCGTGAAGCGGCTACATTCCAAGCAGGTGAGGTCAAAATGATCTCCTGTATCTACTTATGCGGATAAGACTATGACTCAGCTTTATTTGGTACAAGGTGATAATGGCTCACAGGTCAAGGTCACTATCACTAGAGACGATACAGGCGCTGCTGTCGATCTAACAAATTGCACAGTGACTATGAAGTTTAAGAAGAAGAATACTTCTAATGTCTTAACGTCTATCAATTCGTCTACCACTGTAGTCGCAGACCTAGAAGCTGGTATTGCATTATTCGAGTTCAATAGCGCAGCATTAGACATTACCGCAGGTGATTATGTCGCGGAAGTTCAGCTTACCTTTGTCGATGGAGTCATCGAAACGGCTTTTGAGGAACTAGAGTTCACTCTTCGTGAGGACTATTAATGCCTAAGATCAAGCCAGCATCAGGCAAACCTCGGCTTAGTAACATCTTGCCGAATAGCTTGCGTTTAGATGTAGCGTCTAAGCGGTTGCGCTTGGTTGCAGAAATGTTTCTAAATGAGTTCTCTGGTCGCTTTTTGGCTATCTCGGACTCGCTTGGCCTGACTGATATAGCGGCTTGGGTGTTCTCGAAACTGCATAATGACGCTGTAGGCACAACTGACGCAGCCTCTTTTGTCATAGCTAAATCCCTAGCTGACGCTGCTTCTGCTATAGATAGCGCGGCTCTTGATGCTTCTAAGGTTGTAGTAGATAGCTATACCCTGACAGATGCCGCAGCTAGTGAACTTGGTAAAGGCGCGAGTGAGGCGCTGGCCTTGGCTGATTCGCTGCTTTCTATCATAGGCAAGCAGCCGACCGATCTTGTTGGCTTGTCTGAAGTCACTGCATTCGGGACTAACAAGGCACTTGCAGACCCTTTTTCTATAACGGATGTGACAGGATTAAGCCTAGCTAAGTCCTTTGCCGACCTAATTTCGATTACAGATGTCTTAAATCCTTACCCTTTAATCACCGAAGATGCAGCAGATGCTGGCTCTGTGACTGATACTAATGTAGTCACGTTTGGCAAGCAGCCTGTAGACACCTCGATCACGGTAGACTTTCACGCTTTTGATATCACCAAAGATATTATTGATGACTTATATTCAACTGATGATATAGGTGCTGAAGCTACTATTGATGATAATCAGACGATGCAGGTGCAGAAACGCCTGATTAACTTCGGCGCTGTGACAGATACTGTGGCTTTAGAAGCGACATATTCTAGAGCGTTTAATGATTCCTTTGCTGCATCAGACGCAGTGATCGTCCAAGTTTCCTTCGTTCGAGATCAAACCGAAACCTTGATAGCTGGTGACTTCATCTCATTGGCATGGGGCTTTAGTAGAGTATTTGCCGATTCCTTTGTTGTGCAGGAGTCTCAGGTCTCATTGGTTGGAAAAGCGCAATCTGATACAATAGGGACTGCTGATTCTGGGGTTCTTATATCTCAGGACTATGTAGACAATAACCTGTATTTTGCTGACGACTATGTTGGTGAAAAACGTACTTTTTAAGGAATGACTTATGATTAACAGCAAAATCAAGGCTACAGGTCGTCTTTCGGTAGTCCTGAAAGATTCCACTGGAGCTATTAAACAAGAGAGCAATATCAACAACTTAGTAGTTACTACTGGTCTTGGTTTCATTGCCTCACGCATGAAAGACACCACAGACGCTGCTATGGGTTATATGGCTATCGGCACAGGCACGGTTGCTGCGGCTGCTGGCGATACTACTCTAGGAACAGAGCTAGACCGCAATGCGCTGACTAGCACTACTGTTACTGGCAACGAGATCGCGTATGTAGCCTCTTGGGGTGCAGGTGATGGCACTGGCGCAATTACTGAGGCTGGTCTGTTTAACGCAGCATCTGCTGGTGATATGTTGGCTCGTACTGTATTTGCAGTAGTCAATAAGGCTGCTAACGATACTCTAAGCATCACTTGGACTATTACGCTGTCTGCATCTTAATCTAAGTTAGAGGCGAGTCATGGCTACTATTACCACACGAGCGGGTAAAGGCTCGCCATTAACCAACACCGAGGTTGATGCGAACTTTACCAACCTCAATACCGATAAATTAGAAAGCGGTGATCTATCCGTCTCTACTGGCGCTGCCAGTGGGGGCGGTACGCTCGCGTATACGTCTGGCGTATTTACGTTTGCACCTGCCGATCTAACCTCTTATATCACCGACCTCAGCTCGTTTACTACCACAGACCTGACTGAAGGCACTAATCTATATTACACAGACGAGCGTGTAGACGATAGGGTAAACGCCTTAATCGTTGCAGGGCTAGGTATCACCACTACTTATGATGATGCCGCAGGAACTCTGACAATAGATTCAGATACTATTGAGGAGCTGTGTAAGAACGGTACTGGATCAACTATCTCTAAAGGCACTCCGGTCTACCAGACAGGTACTTCTGGCAACTTTATGGAGATCGCTCCTGCTGATGCGTCTAGCGCGGCTACTATGCCAGCGGTAGGTGTATTAGGCGAAGACCTGACTGCGGGCGCTGAAGGCATTCTGCTTTTGATGGGTCGCATTTCTGGCGTTGATACAAGCGCGTTCAGCGAGGGCGATGTTATCTATGTCGCGTCTGGCGGCGGCTATACTAATGTCAGACCTACAGGTCAGTCTGTCCTAGTACAGAATCTCGGTAGAGTGACTAAGGTACACGCATCAAATGGCGGCGGCGTAATTATGGGCGCTGGGCGTTCTAATGATGTGCCTAACCTAACTGATGGCAACGTATTCATCGGTAACGCAGGTGGCACATACGACAAGCGAGCCTTAGTCGCTGCGGATATTACAGACGCTACTGTTGCTGTCACTGATGCAAACCTAGCGAGCTTTGTCACAGCCTTCACACTACCTGTATCCGATGGTACTTCTGGTCAGGCTCTTGTTACTGATGGCTCTGGGTCAATAGCCTTTGGTGACGTAGACGCTCTGCCGAGCCAGACCGGAAACAGCGGTAAGTATTTAACTACCGATGGCACTGATCCATCGTGGGCGGTGGTGGATGCAGGAGAATTTGTATATACACGAACGCTTTATACGGCTACGTCTGGACAGACTGTATTTAATGTTACCTATGATGTTGGCTACGTTGATGTGTTTTTAAACGGCATCAAGATATTACTAGGCACTGAATTTACGGCTACCAATGGCACTAGCATTACTCTAGCTACTGGCGCTACGACAGGTGACTTAATAGAGATATTAGCTCACTCAACTTATAACACTATCGTCCAATTAAAAAATGCTGACGGTGGCTTTGCTAACAGCACATACACTTCAGTTCAATCGGTCAACGGAGGTTCGGCGTAATGGCTGACATCATACAAATTAGGCGTGATACTGCCGCTAACTGGACTTCTGCTAATCCTACATTGGCTCAAGGTGAATTAGGACTAGAGACAGATACCAGTAAAATAAAAGCAGGGGACGGCTCTACGGCTTGGACAAGCCTTGGGTATCTTATTGATACTGGTAGTTATTTATTAGATAGCAATAATCTATCTGATCTCGCTAACTCTGCTACTGCTTTGACTAATCTAGGGCTTACAGCCACAGCTACTGAGCTGAATTATGTAGATGGCGTTACTTCTAGCATTCAAACTCAGCTAAACAACAAAGAACCTGCTGATGCAACTATTCTTAAAGATGCAGACATAGGCTCAACTGTACAAGCCTACGATGCAACAATAGTTGTTGACGCTGATATTGGCGTAACTGTCCAAGCCTATGACGCTAACACCACAACGTCTACCAACACTCAGACTTTTACGAACAAGACCATCCGAGACACTGTATACGCTCTGTCAGGCACAGCCTTTGACGCTACCAACGGCGCAGTACAGACCAAGACTCTAGCGGCTAACACGACCTTCACAGACTCGCTAAGCTCTGGTGACGCAATCGTCCTACAGCTCGAAGCAGGTGCATCCTACACAGTCACTTGGCCTACAATGCCATGGGTAACCTCTGGCGGCAATGTCGCTCCTACGCTGACTGCTAAGGACACACTGGTGTTCTGGAAAGTCTCGTCTACGCTCTACGGTGCTTACACTGGC